GACATTCAAGTGTCTATGAAAAAAGAAGTGCAGATACCGAAGCGCAGTAAATAGGCTGGTAAACTAATTAAACAACTATTGGCTATTAAAAATAAAGAGAAATTAAAGTCTTAACCCCATGAAACTAAAATCAACCGCAGATGGCTTGTTCGGAGAGCAAGTTAATCCTTATGAGCAATATATTAGGCATAGACCTTATATTATAGACCCTGAATGGCAAGAATTTGAAGCCACTAAAGTAAAACTACCTCTCGTAAAACAAATGCCAGGTAACACGGTGTTTGAGGGGGTAGAGGTGTGGCAGTATCAGCATCCTTTTGACGGGGATAAGTGGTTTGTATTACCAAATGATATTCAGCCAGTAAACGATGAATATAACTATCGCCGCAGTTACCAACCCCTTGAAGTTAAGGAACAGGTAAGGGAGGAGGCCCCTATTTGCAAAGAGTGTAATTGCGCTTATGATAGCGACGAGCATTTAGTAAAGTGCAATAGGCGAGATAAAACCGCACCATTTGATATTAAAACTATTACCCCTAAAGCATCCAACCCTGAATTGGGGGTGGAAGCCTACACGCTAAAAAAGGACCAAGAGTACAAGGATGCTATTAAACCGCATCAGCAGACTATTGATTTGTTAAAGTATGTCAAGCCGTTCGGATGGGAGCAAGCGATTGGGGCTATTTATGAGGGGATTGAGGGTATGTTAAAGGATAGATAAAGTAAAAAAAAGGAGAATATGAACGACAAAGAATTTAAGGCAGGGCAAGAATATTTTGTAGAGTATCACATGGCTAAGTTCAGGGTTATAAGAGTAGACAACGAATTTGGCACTACATGGATTGAATACGAAGTTATCGAGGGCTCAATTCCCGGACACAATTTATTTTATATAAGCAGCCCATTTGCGGGTTTATGTACATTAAGCAACTAACAAATAAAAACATGACAAAATTAGAATTACTTACAAAAATCCAAAGTCTACCGTGTGATGATAGTACAGAGGTGGTACTTATTCAGACAGATGATGAAAGTGCCTACAACACGGTTAATACCGTTGAATTAAGAACAATAACATTTGGTAGCGATGATGTACCAAAAGAGGAGTGGGCAGATGAAACATGCCTTGTTATTTCAGATGA